TGCAAAGACACCGACGCGAGCCAGTCTCTTGTGACGTTGGCATATTTCGCTGGTCTGACGTAGTATCAGTGGATGAGCGACAGAAGATGGCCGACGCCCGTTCCAATTCCGATCCCGCCACCCGCCGCGAACCCCACAATTAGCCACTTGAATTTGGCAAACTTCTTTGCCACTCCGCCATGGGAATCGACCGCCTTATCATGGGCGTCAACCACGGCAGCAAGTTGCTTGGGGAATACGTTATTGAGATAATCATCGAAATAACGTCGGACTTGAAGCTCCGCGATTTCGGCCACCTGCTGACGGTCTGATTCACTAAGCATATCATTCCTTTCGAGCTTCGCGGGCCCGCTTCTTCTGGTTCTCTTTACGACGAGCGGCCATACGGGCTTCGTCGTTCGGGGGGTTGACCCCGGATGGCATGAGGGCTTTTAGCTGGCTCTCCGCCACCGATTCCTCCGGGTGTCCGGCGTACCGCTCCATCTGGCGGGCGGTGTCAGGAAAACCAAGGGCCCTCACCCCCTGAGCCGCTGCCTTTGTCGCACCCGGATTGATCTGGGCTGCGACTGCCTTTGCATTCTCCAAGAATTGCGGGGATTCGTCATCTTCCGGAGCAGGGGTGATATCGAAGAGTGCTGGATCAAGGGCCTTTCCAGTCATCAAACTAAACCCACTCTTGACGCCGGGACCGGCAAGACGAGTCACATTACGCACGATTTCATTATACGTGTCTTCTGCAATTAGACCCTTGTCCCGTCCGTCTCTCAAACCAGTCACGACCTTCTGAAGACCGCTTCGTTTAAATGCAGTGTTACCGAAAAGGAACGTGGTCGGGATGGTGATGGGGTTCCCGTTCTTGTCATTCTTGCCTGTGTCGATATCACCGATCGGGACACCGGGACGACCGAAGAAATGCCCAGACAAGAAATAAGATGCCGCCCCCACTTGAATCAAACTACCTGCCAGATTCATAAAGTGGTTTAAACGTAGCGACTGAGCAGCTCCCTTTACTCCGGTACCGCCCGTGATGAACCGACCGAGCAATCCCAGTTGAGCCTTTTGGGTGCCAAGATATGGGGCCGTCCCGGTATCCTGCAAAATCTGGGTGAGTTGGCCTTTCAGCCCGTGGTTATACTGGCCGATGTTCTTCGTAATAGCATCACGAATAGCCGTCTCAGTCTTGGGGATCTTGCCCATGTCTGCCGCTTCATGCACCATCTTCTGAATAGCCGCACCGACCGCTTCGTGTAGAGTGTGGATGTACCATGTACCCGGCAGATTTGTAGGGGCCTTCGGGCGACCCGCCCCGACCCGGACTCGTTCGCTCTTCATCGCCAGTGATTCCGGCGTCTTACGAAAAGCATTCAATGCCTCTTGCCCGACTACGGCCATGCTACGACCCAGACGAATCAGGCCGGAATTGAACAAGGCCCCGGCCGGGCTATGCTTCATATTGAAGGCCCGCTGAACACCGGAGAGAAGCGTACCCGTATGATATACCGCCTCGCCAAGCCCAATGAGGGACGCCCCGGTATGAGACCGGAGAAGACTGGTAATTACAGGGATCTTGACGGGTTCGTTGAGGTTATAGATACCCCGAACCTCCGAGTAAATTCGAGGGTCCGGGTACATGACTTTGGGTTGAACCATGATAGGCCGACCCTCTTTATCCAAGACGGCCTTGCCTTCGGCGTCCATAGCAGGCTTAGCGGGCTCAATCTCAATGGCCTTACGCCCCTCAACAGGGTTGTCGTAGCCACGATGAATCTCTGCAAGCCCGGCCTTTTCCAGAGCCGCCGTATATTCCCGCTTAGCTGCCGGTTCCGTGACGGATTTGAAACTGTGCTGCAACCCCTCCAAGGCATTCACATTGTACGCACCGGCCGTACCGCTCGCTTCGCGGGATGTGCGGGGCTTGCGTTGAAGTGGATTCTTCAAACCACCCGATCGGGTTCCTGTGCCGGAGGGAGGCGGCTGGTTGACTGGATTCAAATCAGAATCCAGTTTGGCCAGAAGGTTTATACGCACGCCTGTAGACTCACCGCGAGTAGGGGGACTGGCGGCAACGGTCTTACCCTGCCCCTGCTGAAACTTCTCCTCCAACTCTGGTCGGTACTCCGCATACGCATCAATCGCGGCCTTCACCTTCGGGTCTCTAAGGGCAGCCTGAAATTCAGCCTCAGAACCGATACCCGGTGCCGCTGTACCGATCAGGGACCTCACCTGCTTCGCCCCTTCGGTATCTCCGGAGGCATTCTTCTGATTACGAAGATCACGAAGATTATCCTCGGTGAGAACAGCCCATGCCTTATTCGCGGTATCGATAGCATCCGCTCGACTGGAATCTCCAGCTTCTCGGGCCGCTCGAATCATGGCCTCATGGACTTCGTTACCCCGGGCCTCGGCATACTCGTTCGCCGTCCGGATATGCACCCCGGCTTCGGCAGATGCCCGATCTAGACGAGCATGGGTGGGGAATGCCTCGCCTGCAATCGACCCCAGCATATCCTTTGTGCCGCCGATTTTCTGCCCCAACTTGTTCAGCCCGGAACGAAGTCCCGCGACACCTCTAGCCATCCACCCATTACTTTGGACAGACGGCATGGAACCGAGAGCAGCCGCACCCATCGCGTCCTTGATATTACGCTCAACTGGGATACCGGCGGGTTGGGCGACAGGAGGACGGGGTGATTCGGACGGAGTAAGCCCATCGCGGGCTTCGACCCATCGACGCGGCACGATCGCCTCGACCTGAGCCCCATAGGGGTCGCCCACCGTGGCCTGATCTCGGAGGGCGGCGGCAAGAAGCCGATGCCGTCCATCACGGATTTGCAGGTTTCCGTCTTCCCCCATCGTCGCCACAACTGGCGGAGCGGGAGTATCCAGCTTGGAATACTTCGCGGCCCTGTCGATGTCGAGATTCGAGCGGGGGATGTCATTGAAGTCGTCCGGGGTTACAGTCGTCCTGACGAAATCGCCGGGCTCGTCCTTCAGGACCATGGCCATGGCCCCCTTGTCCACATTCTTTCCTACATAGTTATCGAGGATATCCTCTTTAGAAACTGTATCAGCATCCAGACCCATCGAGCGATCAACAGCGGCACGCTCTTGCGGGGATGCATTCTGCTCCGGGGCCTTGAACAACTCTGGATTTTCCGACGCCGCCTGTCCGGCCTGTTCTACATCAGCAGCACGTTCGGTTTGTGGGCGATTACGTGCGGCCTCTTGTTCGGCTCGCAGATTGGCGGTATCCTGCACGACCTTATCACGCAGAATAGGGGCCGTATTCGTGACGGAAGTATCGGGCTTGAAACCGAACATTCCTCCAACTTGCTCGGGTACGGCCTTTGAAACCGGGGCCTCGAATTTCTTGGACGCCCCGCCAATCAGGGTACCAGTACCTCCCGCAATCAAAGCGCCGGTGCCGCCGGACTTTATTACTTCAGTAAGCGAACCCCACGGATCAGCGGCCCATTGCTCGGGCGTGATCTGGCTAGCCTTCTGCATGGCGGAAAGACCGCCACCGCCAGATGCCCCGCCGATGAAATGAGACAGGGCGTTGGCGACACGCGGACCGGCTACGCCCGCAACACGTTTCAGAAGCGGGGCGGCGACCTCTACGGACTTCGCACCGGTAATGGTGGCCAATACATTTTCCGCCGCGTTCTCAGGGTTGATAAAGCCCCCGGGAAGTCCGGCGGCTGTTTCTCCAATAATTCCGCCCACCCCTTCAGCGGGGGCAGAAAAATGGGCCGCTGTCTTATTGCCGCCAAGGCGGACGGGAGCCGTATTCTGCCATCCCACTACGGCACCGTGAACAAGATTCTCACCAAAATTCGTTTCAGGGGGCGGCTGGATAGCGGGTTCCGGCACATTTGGGGCCGATGCTTGCGAGGGCAGAAAATTCGCAGAGGGGGCGATATGAGAATCAGGCTCTTTATTGTAGTCAAACAGTCCTGAATACCCGTGGGCCTCCGCCGACGCCACACCCCCGCTGTTCAAACGGGCATCCATTGCTGGCTGAGGAGCGAGTTTTGGGGTGACCGGAGTCGCATTTGCCACTTCATATTTAGAGGCCCAATCCCCGTCATCGGGAGATTGGACTGCATATTGGTCTGACCAATGAAGCATATTAGGGTCTCCGGAGCAAACGACCATTCATTGTGGCGTACGTACCGGGTGGGAGTGCAAGTAATTCGGCCTCACTATTCACAGGCACGGGATTTCCGCCCGTCATGGATGTGCCGCTGGAATTCGCCACCGGAGCAAGAGACCGAGCCTGCGTGCTAATCCGATCCACGTAGGTTTGTAGGGCAGTGGTAGCCTTCTGGACATTCTCGGGGGTCTTTGCGTTATACGTGCCCCATGCGTGGAGGACGGCATTAGCCGCTTCTGCAATTTGAGCAGGGTCATTTGAGTCCAAAACGCCCTGTAGCCCTTTGGCCTGAGCAGCGAGATTAGCACCTTGCCTGTCCACGGCACTAAGCGGTGTCTTCGTGATTTTCAGTCGTGACTGCCGCATATCATCGAGCAATTGGTCATCTTTGATTGTACCCCCTCGTACAGCCGCCATCATGGCATTCACATCTTCCGGAGCGAGAGTGTCTTGTGCCGCTCGAATCATATCCAATTGACGACGAATCCCCCGCGTGACCATCTCACCCTGAGCAGGATTCTCAGCCGCGTTTATACGACTCCACGCATCAGGACCGCGAAGAGCGAGACCGTCGAGATTGGCTTGGGTAACTTTGCCGTTCCGATCTTCCGTGGCGTCTCCGGTCTCGGTGTTCTGGATGATGCCGTATCCGCCGGTCCCCTCGCCGGAGATCGGACCTTCCGCCGGAACCAGATCAGCAGCCTGAGAGCCACGACCACGAGCCGATCCAATCTGACCAGAAATCTGGGCGTCAAGGCGACGATTGATCGCGTCCACTTTCTCCTGATCGATATTCTGGTAATCAGCCGAAGTCTTCGCCTTCAAAGCCAGTTGAGCCTGATGGTACGCATCCTGCAATTCGTTGGCATTATCCTGAGAGGCATATTTCATCTGTAGGGCATTACGGTTGAAGTCCAGTTGATTGCGGAATTCTTGATCCTGCTGACGCCTATTCGCCTCAGAATTCAGAAAAGACTGATCCAGACTCATGCGTTGTAAGTAATCGTTATATTGACGCTGATAATTACTCTGAGCATACTGGGCCTGTCCGGTGGCACTCGCCAGCCCGAGCAGAGAAGCCGTATCGCCGTACTGAATTTGAATGGGGACTGGGGCTGGCATGATTTATTCCTAAGCGTAATATCCACCCATCATCGTCGGATACCCATAGCCCGGCTGGTTCACCGGCTTCAGTCCCGGGGGCACGGGAGTACCGGCCGGGAAGAAACGGGCCCCATTTGCTTGCGGGGCGTTCGGCGAAGTCGAGGAGGCAGTTTGCGTACGGGGGTCTGTCTGGCCCCGGCCCGTAATATGCGTGCCTCCCACATCCACACCATACCCGGCGTTCGGATCAAACTTGCCTGTATTTGTGAAAGTGCGGACCCCGCCATCGTCTCCGCCACCGCCGCCACCTGTACCACCGAACGGGTCGAAAGTCCCCGGGCTCCCGCCCATGCTCCCACCTCCGCCACCAAATCCGCCTCCGGGGATGCCGATCCCACCGCCACCGGCACCCCCTATCGAGGGTTTACTCGGCCCCCATTAGCCATAAGCTGTTGGATCAGGGCCGCGTACATCTGGGCATTCGGCGGTACATTCTGGCGACTAAGGAGAGAATTGATCCGCATATTACCCAGTGACTCTTCAGCCCCGGCACGCTGGGTTGCAAGGCCCGACTTGGCATTAGCCACCGCTTCGGCCACACTATTGCGGGCATTTGTGGCATCAGCCTCAATACCACGATTCACGGAGGAACGAACCGTCGTGTTTCCAAGGCCCCGAGAAATCAAGTCTTGTTCAGACTGACCCTTGCTCTTTGTCTCGGCCTGATTGATCTGGTTCATCTGGGTATTACCCATGCCCTGCTGAAGGGCCGCAGCCTGATCGTAATCGCCGAGTGCCCGGGTCTGAACACCCTTCGACATCTGCATCAGATTCTTGTATTGCTTTAGGCTATCCGTATTAGCCGTCGCACTCTCTTCCTGCATTTTAGCGATTAGAGAGGCGAGATCAAAGCCCGGTATATTGCCGGTGGGCGGCATTGGAGCCCCGCCATTACGGGTCATGGAAACAACCTGCGGGGCAGGGGTCGGACCGAGGATATCAGTTAGCCAATTCGCCATAGTAAAAATCCTAGTGGGGCGTTACGATCATCCAAGCAACTACCGAGGTGTCGAGGGCACTGGCGGACGTAATGGTAAATGAAGTGCCCGCCGTCCGGGCAGTCACCGCGACCCCGACCGGGGCAGCAACACCGCCAAGCGATTGAACGGTTACAAAAATCCGGCTGTTCGCCGCCACCTTGGTATTGTTCACGGTTACAGTTCCACCGACAAGAGTAGCCACTCCCAGTGAGGCATCTGTACCCTCCGTAAATTCCAGACCGGCCCCGACTTTGTTAAAGAAGAGAGAGCCGTCAGCTTTAAAGGTGAGGATAGCGTTCGTTGAATCGTCTTGTACCAGTATGATGGGGGAAACTTGGCTCGGAGCAGCCGTCACAGTCAGCGGGGTGTCTGTGCTTGTCGGAGCGGTGCAGGTGATGATACTGAAATCCACCTGATTAGTAAACGAGGAGCCGCCAGTAACATTGAGGGTTCCAGAGACAGTAAGAGTACCGCTAAAAGTTTGGGCGGCAGTAAACGTTTGATTCTGGCCGGTTACAGCAATTGTACGATTTGCCGTTACAACCGGGAACGTAAAAGTCCGGTTTGCGGTCTGAGCCCCCGCCCCGAGGGTTACAGAGGCGGTATTCGCGGGGTTGCGGAGTGCAAAATCCGTATCCAAGAAAGTTTGGACGGCCGACCATGACTGAGCGACATCGATTGCTGCTAGTGTATGCGTGCCAGCGGGTAGGGTAGAGTTAGTCGTTCCCGTCACCGTCAGTGTAGTGGAGAAGGCCCCCGCCGTAGTAAAATCACCGCCAATCGTGATCGACTTCCCGGTATTCGCTACGCCCGTCCCGCCATACTGGCCATCGATCACGGTACCATGCCATGTTCCGCTCGTGATTGTCCCTACCGTGGCCAGATTTGGGAGACTGGTAATAGCGGGGCCGAGCGTGGTCAAGTCCACATGCAGGCCACTTGACAAAGACAGGTAGGAGTTAGACGCCGAGAGCATCACATTGATAGACTGATCGGCCGGATCGAATTCGATGCCGTCCCCCGCGATCAGGCCGAGAGTGCTCAAGGCGTCTTGGGCGAGTTTCTGGAAGGCCCTACGCTGCCGTAGGTCTGTACGTCCACCACGTTCAAGTGCCACTCTTCACCTCCGGTCGCGGCATTCCGCTCTGCTCGAAACCCGCCGTCATGCTTTCAATTGCCCAACGTTCGGCCCCGGTATGAGAGAGCCCAAGCTGTACGGCGTATCCTCGCACCTTTTGACGCATTGCGTGGTTTCGTCCAGCATGAACAAGCAGGCGGCGGACCCGAGGTAGAGTGGCCGTTGCACACTCTTCGGCGGATTGACCCGTGTAAATATCGAGGTACACGCCGCCACTGTTCTTCGCCATAACCGGCATAATCCCGTTGAGAACCACTTCGGTGTCATGGTTCGGGGCAATAAAAGGCGCGTACCGAATGCGGCTAGTAATATCGGTCCCGTCATCATCATCGGCCTCCTCATCGATCATGCGGAGATAACTATCACGGGTTCCGAGGATAAACGCCTGATCGTCGGCACCGGGGCCATCGAAGGCCAGCATCGCCGTGGGGCCCATGCTCGTGGGGTACTGATCCTCCCACCATGCATCGTTCCGGCTCTCCCATACAATTACACGGCAAGCCATGGAGGGGTCAGTGGGAGCAATTAGAACGTGCAAGGTGGCCCGGATAGTGTCCCATTCAAGGAACACACGGTACTGGTTCAAATCGATAGCCCGCAAGCGACGGTCGATCCGGCCCTTCGAGAAATTTTCCGGCTTCTGGCCCATGGCCATGCGGAACAATCCCTCCTGCCCCCAAAAATACATCGTGCCATCAGGGTCCTTTGTCCATGCTCGCCCAAAGGCCATACCAGTCTTGTCGCTAACCAGATCGATCGTGCCGCCCGCAGCCGGGTCTCCGGTCATCTGGTGGATAGTGTGATCGGCCCCTACAATCATGGCATCGTCACTGAAAGGGGCGAGGGCCGTGACGATATCGCCGACAAGCCCGGCGTCGGAGTTATTACCCGCGATAGCGTCAATAGCGGTTGTGGTCGCGGGGGAATAATTCCAGTTGAACGGATCGCCGACCTTGGACATGAACCAGTTATGCGGGTCGTCTACGACCCCAGAGATCACGAGCCGACCACGGTACAAAGCGAGGAGCCGTCCCCCGGCCGGAAGAGTACCGGAGCCGCTGTTCGTCACAGTCGTCGCCCAATCGAAAATGGTGTCAAGAGACCGATCGTAGTATTTACTACGAATCCCGTCAACCATGAATACCTTATTGTATGCGGGCTGGAAGACTGTCTGATATTGAGATTCAGACATGGCCAAGGCCCCGCCGCTCGGGACCGAAATCCCGCCGTCCTCGATCTTGGAAATCGTCCCGCCCGCCGCCACAAGAATAGAGGACTCCGAGCCTGCTAGAGCGGAGGATGAACCCCCGATCTTCAGGAAACGGAAGGTGTTTCCGTTCGCCCCGGTAGTTGCCCCCACCCGGTTTCCCGTCAAAGCCGCCGCGATAGTCGGCGTCCAATTCACGCTCGCGGACGGTGTGTAGGAAAGAATCGTGCTATTGTTCACGATCAACTTGATCGTGGTTCCGTCGTCGGTCCAGCGGTCCCATGTAGTGCTGTCCATCAGGAAGGGAGAGGCCGGGTCGGTATTGTTCGTCGCGTACGTGATTGTGTCCAGAACCGTCTTGGCCCCATTGACCAGAACCGCAAATCGGAGAGTGCGGATCATTTTGAATTCTTCGGGTGACGTAGAGTCGGTCGTCACCTGATCGATTTCCACAACTAGGAGATTTCGGAGATCCTCCGACATGCGGAACAGCGGGCCGATCATGTCGTCCGTGGCCGTGCCGAGCGGGGGCGTCTGCGGTTTCATTTCCACCGCATACTGCACCCCAGTCTCGGGAGTTGCAATTGGCGTAAAACCAACTACGCGATCACTCGGGGTACTGGACAGACCCGTAATTACGTGATTGACGGTATCCACTGACCCGAAAATAGGCAGCGTATTTTGAGAGTACGGGCCACTCTGGGTTGTCACGACGGCACTTGTCGTGAGGGGAGTAATTCGGAAAGCCTTGATCCCGGCCGGAACAAAGTACCGACCCGGCGTCGGACTGGTGGTGTCCGTCTTGGAGACCGTGAGGAGGGCGGGCAAAGCCACCGGCACGAATCGGGTGTACATCACAGACAGGCAGTTATTCGCGGAAGTCGATCCTGTGATGCTGCCGAAAGCCACGCCGCTATTCGCGGCCAGAGTCGTATTCGTTGCGGTCAAGGCGAGACCCGTGCTCCATCGAGCGTCTGCCGCCACCTGACTCGGCCAATAGGCTGTTGCTGAGATCGCCCCGCTCGGGTCAGAGGCGTCGAGTACGATCCGGTAATCAGTGGTGGACGCCCCCAGTGAGCCGGGCATCGTCACCGTGGTAGAGGCGAGAGTCGTTTCACCGCCCGCCACCGTTCGCATAATCAGAGAGAACGTACCGGCTCCCCCGGCCACACCCGCAGTAATCCCGGCCCGAATCCACGTATCACCCTTTACCGACACGCTCACGAGGGCACAAATGGCCAGAACGTCATCCACGGCGTCCCCGATGGACCGGGCACGCCAAGTAGTGTCTATACGGTTAGCGGTCACGAAGGGCACCATCAGCATGTGAGGATTGGCGTTGCTGTTGAAAACGGCTCGGTGGGGGGTATCCGCTTTCCCGATAGCCCCGCCTGCACTTCGGGTAATCGTATTTGTCGTACGCTCGGTCCGGATCGGAATGTATCGATCCTTCCAATTCGCGTGGGTCGCACTCGCGGTAAACTCTGAGAAATCCTCCGTTACCTGCTCCTCAACACCAGTCGAAGAAGAGGCTGGAGTGATACTCTGGACCACCTTGGCGAGTGTCTGAATCTCGTCTGAATTGTGTACCTGTTGTCCAAAAAATTTGGACAATCCTGCACGACGACCCCCACGAAGGCGGCTAAGAATGGCATCATAGCCCCGGACATTGAGAGCATCCGATGTAGTACCGGGGGGTTGGATATCGAATCCAACCCCCTCATGCAGCCCCTTCACGGGGAAGATCAGACCCATTGACGACAATTTCGCAGGCATGAATTAGCCTCGCAGATTACCGCCCGTGGAAGACAACTCATTATACGAAACCAGCGTGGAGTAGTAGGTGACACCGAGGGCCTGAAACTGAAGTGCATCTGTGCCGTGGGCACCAGAGGCAATCGTGATATTGATCTGCTGGCCGCGAGTCAGTCCTTGGCCACGATACTCAATCTCAAATTCCTGAGCCGTTGTAGAAAGAGCGGCGGTAGGCGATCCGGAGTTAGCCGTGAGAGAGGAAGCCGCCCCGCCAACAGCCCGCTTCTTTACGGTCGGAGTAAGAGTAGGCGTATCAGTCGCACCGCCCATCTTGGCAGCAAAACGAATGAAAAACCGATCTGTCGCCTCATCATAGTCACGCGGCACACGCCAGTTGACATTGACCGTACCCGTATTCGTCGCGGCTGTACTGAGGACCCCGAATCCGTCACTATCAGCGATATAAGTAACGCCGGTACCGAGAACACTAGAACCGATCAGATCGTCCGAATCCTTCAGAAAACCGGAATCCACAAAAGCCGTGCCGTCAGTGTGACGACCACCACCCATAACAAGGGTCTTGATGTGCGTCAGAAAATTGTGCGGATCAAAAAGCATGAGATTCTCCTAAAGAGTACGCCGGAGGTATTGTGCCGCTCGTTCAAGTCGGTTTGGGTCATCACTAAGTTGACCTATCCCGCTATTGCAGGTCCGACACAAAAGCCCACGTACAACACCTGTCTTATGGCAGTGGTCGGCACACATATCCCGACCTTTCAGAATTTTACTACAGATAGCACATAAACCGTTTTGTTCTCGTAAAAGTTTCTCTAACATTTCAGGAGAACATCCTGTACGAACAAAACGGGCGTGAGCGCTGGCTTTTGCCAGACGGACATTCCGATGCCGGGCATAACTCTCAGCATTTTGAGCTTTTAGACGCTCTTTATTAGCCGCATAATAGGCACGCATGTACACCCGGTTTTCTTCGGTGGTTCTCATGGGGTAGGATAGACCACATTCGGTCTCTTCATAAATTCGCGGAAATTCCGCGGTGTCACCACAGTACGGTCATTTCCGAAATACCCCAGTTTCTCGGGGCCCGACCGGGCATCAAGATTGCGGCTATTGGGCAGGCACTTGCCAGTGTAGTAATTGGTAGATGGGCCCTCCGGCATGTCATCCACATCACGCTCCACTACAGCGAGACACGCGGCCCGGATCGTGTCGTCGTGAATAATCGGGGACGGCGGCTCCATGTCCTGATCGTCCGAAGTCAAAGCATCGAAGTAGACATCGTAGGGGAATTGGACCGTGAAAAGTTGGTAGGGGATCGGATAAGACATCAGCTTATACCGACGCCGCCCGGTTTGCCCCTGAAATACTGAAAGGGCGATGTACCGTGGAATGCCGGTCTGAATAGTGACATTTTCCCGCAATTCCCGGACTGTCGCCTCATCAGACCACTGAATCTGCACGGCTCGATTCGTCTGGGCCGCAAAGGTGATCTGACCCGTATGCGTCCCTGCGAACGAGCGGGGCAGGGTATAATCTCCGTCTGCTTCGACACTGAAGGTCGAGGCTACCGCAAACGGATGCTTGCCATAAATGTAGATTTGTGTGGCGGATACGTACCGCTTCATCACAAATGTACCCTGTCCCGTCACCACAATTGACTTCTCTTCCATTGTCTCATAGAAGACAGATGCATTCGCTGTAATCAGGGTCTCATCGTTGCTTGCAACCGGCACAATGGCCGTCACGGTCTGGCTCGCCACGACGCCCACGGACGGCCAGAGGGAGACCGAGGCGGTCGGTCGCATCCACCGCCACCCGGACGGAGGGGCATCGGCGATGAACATACGAATTCCGTTATTCACATGACGTTGGCATTCGGCGAGATCGTGGTCGTCAATCGGCACTTGGGCCGGTTCGTCGCCACCTTCACCGTAGTATGCAACGCCCATTTTCCGGGCGACTTCTAGGAGAAGGTCGCCGTTCGTCAGGGCTGATGTTGCTTCACCCGGCATTTTCCTGTTCTCCTAATTTTCCCGAACGAGAAAGCACCCCGAAACTGGAAAGTCGCGGGGTGTGAATTTTACCGCCGAGTCCGGGCAGCCGCTCGCACCCAGTCCACGTTGATCTGGCGGGCCGTGGCCGCACCAGTCTTGACGCAGAAGATGGGAGAGAGGATGTCCGAGGAATTGGCATTCGACGTAGTGAGCACCGTCTTGCCAATCTGGTAGCCATCCACATAGAAATACATAGTCTTCTTCCCATCGAAGCGGAGACCAAACTTGTGGAAAACACCGTCCGCCATCGTAAACTGAGACGCCGTGGGAATCGCTGAAGAGTGGCCCACATCCGAGAACAGTGTAGAAGTGCCGCCGCCGTCCTTCGCAATCACGGCGTAGAGGAGGCCGCTGTTATTGCTCTGCATGGTGAAACCAACAAGGGTGTCACCAATCAGACCCGCTGCAACAGAGTCGGGATTATTTGCGACGGTATCCTTACTAGCCGAAGTACCGGCAACAAACCCTGCAAAAATTCCCATATTGCCATCACCGAGGGCGTTCAGAGCAAAACGGGCTTCGTACCACAACTCAATTCCAGAATTGAGGGTGAGAGGGGCGAAAGGCCGCTTGAAGATAGCAGCCGAATTGTTGTCCGTATTCGTGACAGCAAGTTGGAGGATACCACCCTGAGCCGTCGCACTCTTGGCGATGGTCGTGCTAGCAGAAGCATTGACGGTGAACGGACTGCCATCACCAACGCCGACGAGATCGGCGAAATTCTCTGTACCACCCGTAAAATCCTCGTGAGCATAGTAACCAGCCCCAATGTCGTTGAGACGGGGACCGGGGCAACTACCCCAAACCGAGCCCGAAGGCTGCTGGGCATTGCCATTCTGTGCGAAATCAACCTGATCCATGTGTTTTCTCCTAAGTCAAACCTGCAAGTGAATCTCAAACCTGCAAGTTCGATTACGTCGCGGTGTGCATGACCCAGCCAGCCGTACGCCGATTGATGCAGAGGTTGTTGTGGCAGGCGTCAAGGTAGACGGTAATAGTCGTGTGCTGAAGGCGGTCCATCATGGGCTTAGACTCGACCATCCAGTAGCCATCCTGCACGATGGGCTGAATCTTCGACCAGTCCACACAGTAGATGGGCTGGAAGGTCACACCGTCAAGCTGAGGGATGTAGACGATCGGACGACGGTTGAAGTAGGTGGCACCCTCGACATCGACAAGGACCTTACCCGCCAGATCCTTAGGTGTATTTGCGTCATCACGCTTATCGGCAAGGTCCATGAATTCCACGGCTCGATCAGAGTCGCAGTAAATCTTGACCGTCTGGCCGGGGGCGTCCTGACCCGGAGCCTTCACCATCTGCGGCGGCTTGAACCGAGTGAGGAGGAACGCCTTACGCATCTTGCGAAGCAGGGCCGCATCGACCTTGACGTACACATCAGCGTAATTACGCCACTTGCCCTCAACGGCCGCATCGATACCGGCACAAACCGTGCCCGTGCTACCGTCCTGATACGTGATCGTCTGGCCGCTAAAGCCGCCGGTCGTGACGCCCGTATTCAGCATATTCAGGTAATACGGAATACCGTACGGATACAGCTTATCAGTCGCCGAGGTCGGCGTCTTCCAGCCACGATCCTCGATCAACTCCGCAAGGCCCCACAGACGCTCGACACGCCGCGATTCGAGCAGGTCGATGTACCCCTTCGCGGAATTCTTATTCCGGAGAATTTCCAGAACATCCCACGAATAGTCCGTACCGACCTGAGCCCACGGAACGTCGATCTGCTTCTGGACGTTGTTCACCGTGGGCGTATCCGTGTCGAACAGCTTACGGTATCGGGCATTACCCGTCTCGTCCAGAACGACGTTACGCTGGATCGACGTACCGCCATCGATCTTACGACGCTCGGCGTTGTAGATATTGCAGAATTCAAAATTCTGCGAATCCCACATCACCTCAAAATCACCCTTGGGAAGGTCCTTCAGCGTAGTAGCGAGAAGGTCCAGAAGGGCATCATTATCAACTGCCATTGTCAAATCTCCTATTTACCGTGCGATCAATCCTTGAACACCGCCGCGAGCCGGGCCCGCGTATCTGATTCGAGTTGTGAACGATTCTGGGGCGGGCCACTCCGGGTCTTTCCACCGGCCACGGGCTTCACCGTCAAACTCGTTGCACGCTTCTGCACAGTATTAGCGATTTCCTTCCGCACGGTCGCCGTCTTCAGCCCACTGCTGACATGATCGTGGGCCATCATCAAGGCGTCATTGAGGGGGAGACTCCGGCCTTGGGCCTTTGCACCCGCCACCAATGCGTCAGCCATTTCGAGCACATTACTCCGGGTCTTGAACTGCTCCTCCGTGAGGGATTGAATATCCTTGCCGTAATGCTCCGCAAACGGTTCGAGGGACTTCTGCCCGAAGAACCCGTCAATTTGCGTAGCAAGTTGCTGGGTACGGGACTGGCGAACCACTCCAATAGCCGTCATCAGATCAGGCAGGATTGAATTGATGAGGGCAAGTGCCTCATTCGTCGGTCCTGTAATATCCTTCACCAATTCCGGATTACCGTACCGCTCCCCCATCGCATCAGCATCGAGAAGTCGGATATTTCCGGTCTTCGGGTCGATGTAAGAATTCTGGGATTGCTTGGCCTTCTCCGTCTGTTGAGTCTGGGCCTCCGCCGCACGGGCAGCCCGTCCTGCTTCCGCCCACCCCGCCGTTTCCTTATTCCGGTTCGCGTGAATTTTCTGGGCCGTCAGCAGAAAATTCGAGGGATTTTGGGCCATTCCTGCGTCAATTTCCTCGTCCGTCCAGTCGTACGCCTTCAGCGAACGACGGTAGGCATCAGGGAGGATAGGGCCAGACGGCTTTTTCTCGGCCGCAGGCTGCTGCTCCTCTTCCGCCTTCGGTTCGTCCTTGGCCTCGGCCTCGACTTTAGGCTTATCCTCGGTCGGGGCGTCAGCCTCGGCCTTGGGTTCCTTATTCTCGACCTCTGCCTTGGGCTCGGGCGTCTCCACTTCCTCACTCGGTTCGGGATCAATCTCCCGGAGATGAGAAAGGCCCGCCTCAACCCGCTTAGTCAATTCCTCCCGATTGAAAATCGGTCCGGGTGCTGACTTCGGAGATTGAGAGTCGGTCGGGTTATTCGCCGGAGTCTCAACAACCGGGGCGGACTCAACAGCCGCCTCAGCCGCAGGACTGCCATTCTGAATTTCATCAGCCATTGTTGGTCTCCTCGCCCACTGCCGTATTCACGGGGTAGGGGGCTTCTGACACTCTGACAAGTATACCACAAACGGGGCAAAAGTCAAACGATCTCAGTTAGTTTCGACAAAGCCCTCCTTTTCCAAAATCCTGAGTTTCTCGGCACGAGACTTAGCGATCGGAACACCAAATGCCCGATCTTCACGATTATCACTAATTTCGACACCGGGGTTTCTCGCCCGAAACTCCTGAATTTCTTCTTCAGTGTCAAGAGCGATCGACATCATTTCGATGGGATCGCAGCCATTACCCTTTCCAAAGCGAGTCATGGGAACAGCTGCATTCACACCACGTTCACAGGGTCGGCCATCTTTCACAATTAGGGCATTTTCAGATATATGCTGGAATTCCTCAAATTCCCCGCCCTGCTCATCAGTGAAATGATAGTTGTACATCGGCATGAATCAACCTCCAAAAGCCTTCTTTAGCCCCTTTCGGACCTTTGCATGGAGAGCCTTTGTCTTGTCGTAGTTGCGAGTTACCGGGGCCTCACCCGGCTTCCGGGTACCATTGTATATACGGGCAGCCTTGCCCTTTGCGGCCCCGGCCGACATACCCTGCGATTCAAACTTGTCACGCATTGCCTCATATCTGGCGGGCATTAGCAGTTACTCCCCATCTTATCAGGATCCTGTGTATTCAAGTTGGGGACGCGATTTACTCGATTCACGGTCGAGACATCGCCCCCTTGTGACGCCGGGGCCATATTAGGAGGAAAAGCCTTTTGAAGACCCTTGGCAACTTTTGCATGGAGGGATTCTTTCGCCTTATCCTTTGACATACTATCTAGATGTTTCTTGGCTTTAGTGTGGCGCTTTTTATCAGACATGACTTCTTGGGCCCGCATCAAAGTATGGGCGTCATCCTGAGCCTGATAGTCGTTCGATTTCATTAGTAGCTGCTCCTTACTGGCAATCCGGCCTGTCCTTCAGCCGCCCCCGATTGAGCGAATGAATTAGACTGTTGCTGGGGTGTCATCGGCCCGGATCCTACGGTAGGAGGCTGGCCATTCTGCATAATCCCGGAGAGCCCGCCCGGTCCGGCGGGCATCTGCCCCTTGGACTGATCCATCTGGGGGCCGCGAGCCGCCAGAATCATCATCTGCTGCTGGAATTCCGGGTCCATAAAGACCTGATCCATCCACGTAATCCCCGCTTCCTTTGCCATGAGAATCACGAATCGCGGGAATGAAAACGGGACTCCCATCATGGCACAAGTCTGGGCCGCAGTCGCGGCGGCGGGCAGAATCTTCACGGCAAACTCGACCGCCTGAGCCTGTCGCTTGTTTGAATCGACGCGGCCCATCGACTCTGGTTCGATCTCGAAAGTGAAGTCGAGGAAATCGCCGCATCGAGCCTCGGGCGTAAGGAAAACCTGAACATCCTGTTGCTGTGGCGGAGCAGTCATAATCGGACCAGTCGGCGTCTGCTGCATCTGAGCCGGAATGTGAATCCGACGAATGAGCGGCACCTCAATCAGCGGGTCGGTATGGAGGTACCATGCCCGCTTCCGGCCCTCAGCCGCAACACCGCCATACACCAAATCCTTCATGTCTTCAAGACTGGTCTGGGCGTTGCCCTGAAGCATATTCGCTTCAGTTGCGGACTTGGCATTCATCGACAGACCCGCCATCCCCTCAGGATTACCGGCCATCATATTGAACCATGTCTGAAGTTGGGTCACGTTTCGTTCGTTGGACATTTGCTGCCCACCGAACGAGAACGTCTTCACCTCATCAGGATTGTCCATAGCGATCGCTTCGCCGTCGCTGGCTTCAAGGGCAGACTGGGCGTCATCCGCCGCAGACCGTTTATACCCGATGATATCCTTCTGCCGGTCCGCCTGATCCATGATCTTTTTGGCCATCCGATTTGCCATGATGTGAAGATCGTGCCAGATTCCGACCATAGAAATAGGGAGTGGGTTATTCGGAACCGGCGGCGTAAGTCGAAGAAAAGTGTACGGTCCATCGTCGGGACCGTAATAATCGTGAACCCGGAGGAAATCATCCACGGAGAAGTCTTTTGCACCCGGAACAGTGACAATAGCTTTTGCACG